GCCATCCTTGATGCTTGTATGCCGTCTTGTAATGACAGATTTGGAACAATTTTAAACGATTCTTTAGGTAATTTGTCAAAAATTTGCTCAATTATGCTCTTTCCGCCACTTGCCAAAGTTTTAGCTTTAGCGTCATGCGGTAGCCAATGTGTACCATATTCGTATGGTCGTTCTTTAATTTGGTTAGCGTAATAGATAATTGGTTGCCCATGTGCTTCGTGGTAATCCAATACTCTAATCTCTCCATGTACGACCTGATACCACCATATAGCCGTAGCATCGTTATAGCCTAAGTCCCAAGCTGTATGCACAGGAAACATGGGGTCGCACTCAACCTTAGTAATACGCCCTGCATCGGTCAATAGTCGCATCTCAACGCCATATATAGCCCCGATTATGGAAGCCTCAAATGAACACTCGAATTCTTGTTGATACTGGTCAACAGTCATCAGCTTTAATGCGTCATCCAGTTCTTCTTGGGCGATTATTTTGGTTTGACTAGCCCGTAAAGTCTTGCTGTACCATTCATTTGGGTTAAGGTTAGCGTACTGGTAAATGTCGTAAAAGGTGTTATGACCCTTTGGAGTGCCAATAAATACAGCCCAAGTCTTATGCCCATTCATGCCGTTGCGGTCAGTCAATAATGGTCTAATGACTTCACCCCAAACCTTTGGGCTTCGCATATCTGCGTATTCGTCTAAAACCACCCCATCAAGGTACATACCCCTAAGTGCGTCAGGATTGTCTGCACCAAACAAACGAATTCTAGCCCCGTTAAACAATTCGACCCACAATTCAGAGATATTGTGCTTAACCCTAGCAGGCTCACTAAACTGCATAAGGTAATCAAAAGCAATGGCTTTGGACTGGGCGTAGTACGGGCTAATGTAGGCATATCGGGCATTTGGTTTGTCCTCTGTAATAGCTCGCCATATCAAGTCATTAATACACGCTACAGTCTTGCCACAGCGTCTATGAGCCACAATAACAGCCCATCGCTGTTGGCGGTCATGGAAGTCTAGGAATACATCTCTAGGCTTATACAGTTCTATGTTGACATCTTGGTAATTTTCTTCAGTTAATTCAATCATTTATAAATTAATTAATAAAATCCCTCACAAATTGATATGTCGTTTGTCCTATAGGTAGAACAGCAATTAAGCTGTTTTACTAAGGAAAATATGAACACACTTAATACACAAGCAGCAGAACAAGCAATCAAACAATTTAAACGCTGGGTAAATGCTTACGAAACAGCAAAAGAATTATTCCCTGAATTAGGTCACAAACAATGGCTAACATTAGCAGATTGCTTGGTTGAAGCAGTTTTTCAAAACAAGCATTAATTACGGGGCGAAAGCCCCTTTTTATTTCTTCCATGAAACCACATAACGGATAGGTTTATCTTCGCTACCAGTATGTTCAGTACGGGCTAGTTTGGGTACATGGTATTCAGCCACTTGCATAAAGCAGTCAAATGCGTGTTTAGGGCCGTATTTAGGGTCTTTAGCGATGCTATCTAACCACTCTTGTAACTTATGGCTATTACCATCAACAAAGCGTGCTATGGCTTCTCTAGCCAATGCGGTTGATTTATTAGGGCTACCAGCAGGTCTGCCTGCCCCTTTAATATTTTTTAATTGTTTATTTTCCATACTTATCCAAGTGATTGATTAAGTTAGGGTTTATTCTACTACTTTTTTTAGTTCCTGCTCTAATATTTCTTTGCGGGTTAATGGCTTGCTGTTTTGTTCTAGTATCTTTACATTGCTAGGCTCAAATACTACAAAATTGCTTGTGCCATCATCAGCACCCCTAGACATAGCATCTTTATAGCGTATGCCAGTTATTCCTTGTTCTGCTAATAATTTACTTGCTTCAGGCGGTGTTAAATTGTTATTTGACATCCAGCGTTCATAAGCTAATTGTGTAGAAATTCTATTGTTTTTATCAACATTACCAAAAATATTTTTAATTTTTTCAGGTTGTGCTGAAAACGGTTTATCCCAATCCAACATATTAAGTATGTCTGCATCAGGTATATCTACTTTGTATAGGTTGCCTTCTAATTTAGGCACATTGCCTTTTTCAATTAAATTTAAAACTTCTTGATTTCTTAATTTACTTTCTTCGTAACCAAATTTGTTTTTTCCAAATTTTTCAAGAGCTTCAGAATTTTTTAAAACATCTTTTTTGGCGGCTTCATAATCAAACGCATTTAAACGCAATAAGCGTTGTGCTTCACCTAATGGTGTATTAGGATATTTAAGGTTATCTTTTGCGTATTCTGTGGCTACTTTAGGATTTTCAGCAAAGTACATCCCATGCCCATAAGCTTGTGCCCCTTCGCCAGTTCCTACCTTGCTTATGTCAAATTTGCCTTTAATGGTATGAGGTGTGCCATGATAAGCAAATATATTGGCTGGATTGTATGCTCCAGCGTAATCAATAACACCCATTGCAGTAGCGTTAGGATTTTTAGTAATGGCTTGTACCGCTTTATTACTTAGTTTTGTAGCACCAGCGGCAACCAATGGGGTTGCTACTGCGGCATAACCATACGGCTCACCTTGTTCGTAGCCTTGCATATAGGCTTGGTAATTGGGGTCTAATACTGTGCCTTGTTGAGCGGGTAATCCTGTAGCACCTGCCGCAAAGCCTGTTTCCCTAGGCATAGGGTTTTTACCTGTCAATAGCTGAATAAACGCCTGTGGATTAGTCACAAAGCGTTGTGCTTCAGTTGGCAGATTAACTAACTTATCTGCACCTTGACGGAGCAAATCGGCTAATTTATCCATTTATGCTATGTCCTTTTGGAACTTATTAAAGTGTGTCAGCAAAGCAGCTTTACGCTTCATGCGTTTTTCTTCGTTGCCTACTAACTTACTGGGCTTGCCACCCTTCATTGAGAAGTCTAGCTTTTTTGGTTCTTTAGTTTTCATTACATATCCTTCATCTTATCGGTCAGCATTTGTTTTCTAGTCTTTTTGGGCGGTTTTGCAGTCTTAGCCGACTCAATAAAGTCTTGCTTGCTAGGAGCGTCTTTGCTACCAACCTTGTTCATCTTTTCGCCTGAACCAGCTTTGATGCGTTCACGCTTGGCGTGGATGTTTGCGTATAGTCCTTGTTTAGCCACAGTTCCATCTCCTCATGCTTGCTTTTGCTCGTTCAGCGTTTTTGCTCTTTGCTACTACCCCACCCATTCTTGCACAAAAACTAGCTTTTCTGCCCTTGTCAGCTTCAGTCTTAGGATTTGGGGCGGGGGCTTTTAAATTGGCGTTGTTCTTGCGATTGTAGGCTTCACGACCTTTGGCGGTCATCCCAGCCCCTTGCTCTGTTGGCAAGTAATTCTTACCTTTACCCGTTGTAGTCTTAGGTATTGGCTTATCGTGCTTATCCATTGCTGCACGAATTTGGTCTTGTCGGCTCATATTTCAAGAATTTTCAAGAAATTTCAGGCTTTTTCTTCTATGTATTTGCCATAGGCTTCTTCTAGTTTATTCTTGCGGTTGCCTTTGGCATATTTACGCTCAGTTGCAAGAGCAATGGCTACGGCTTGTTTCTTAGGTTTGCCAGCTTCCATCTCTTTTTTGATGTTTTTGCCTACCGCTTCTTTGCTACCTGATTTCATTAATGGCATGATTTATCCTTTTATTTCAAGAACTTAAGTTTATAAGTTGTGGTGTTTATCAGGTCTGCAATCTCATCAATCAGGTTTTGCAGTTCAGAATCTTGCGGTAAGTCTTGGCGGGCATCTGCCACAAAGTTTTGTAGGGATTCTAGGTATTTAACTGGGTCTTTGGGTTGGTGGTACACGCTTGGAAATGCGGTGAATTTGCCATATTTGCCAGCATAAGATTCAGCAAAACTGTCAGTTAAATCTACAATACCTTCATAGTATTTTTGCAACGCTTTATGGCGTGAGTAGGAATCCGTTGTGAAATGGAAAAAATGCGTGTTAGTCGCAGAATGTAGTAATGTTGCTACGAATAAAGCACAATTTTCCATACAAACTCCTTGTTTTTATTGATTATAGTCGTGTTTTGGGATTAATCCAATCACTCTTAATGCAGATTCAGGGCTATCCACCCGACTAAGTGGCCCACCTTTCCATTTAGCAATGAACTTTAATTGTTCTGCGGTGAATTTAGCTTTGGCGTCACGCTTGACTTCCATCAAGATAGTTTCACCATTAAAAGTTACCAGTAAATCGGGTATTCCTTTGCCGACTTTTGATAAGTCGTACACATCAGCACCAGCTTCTCGTAGCGTTTTAACGATTTCGGCTTGATTTGCGTCAGTTCTTCTTGCGTATGCCATTGTTTTTTAACAGTAATCGGTTAATATATGCTAACTTTATCACGAT